ATGGCTGGCGAACTTAACAAACTGAGCGACAGGAAGTTAAAGGGATTACATGGCATCCCGGCCAGTAAGAATGAGTTTTATGCTGATGGTGCCGGGTTGAGCGCTAAGGTAACGAAAGCTGGTGGCATTAGCTGGGTGTTTACTTACCGACTCGACGGGCAGAAGCTGCATCGGCTGACTCTGGGGCGCTACCCTGATATGAGTCTCAGAGAGGCCCGTTCTTCGCGTGATAAATGTCGTCAGTGGTTGGCCTCTGGTAAAGACCCAAAGCACCAGTTGGCGCTAACTACTCAGGAAACGCTTAAACCGGTCACGGTGCAGGAAGCTATCGAATACTGGATACGCGAATATGCGGAAGAAAACCGTGCGAACGTTGAGCGGCATAAAGCGGAGCTGCGCAAACACATTTACCCTTATATTGGGAAAATGGCGCTCGCTGACTGCGAAACCCGTTACTGGCTTGACTGCTTTGACAGGATGAAAAAGAAAACGCCGGTTGCTGCGGGTTATGTGTTCCAGATGTGTAAGCAGGCTTTGAAATTCTGCCGCGTTCGCCGTTACGCCGTCAGTACCGCCCTTGAAGATTTGAGTATTCCCGACGTTGGTAAAAAGCAGGCGAAAAAAGATCGGGTACTGAAAGATAAAGAGGTTGGGGGATTGTGGGCTGCTATATCGTCCGGCGATGTTTTTCTGCCTTACTACACAAACTTGCTCAGGATCACCACTTTGTTTGGTTGCCGCACCCAGGAGGCCAGATTGTCAGAGTGGGTCGAATGGGATATGGAGGCGTGGATGTGGACAGTACCAAAAGCGCATAGTAAAGGCGGTGAAAAGATTGTGCGTCCAGTTCCGGAGGCGATGCGTTCATTTATTGAAATGCTCCACGATGAAACAAAATCATCCGGCTACCTTCTTGGGGTTGTGAAGAATAGCGAAGCGGTTAGCCAGTGGGGCCGTAGTGTTTATAAAAAACTGGGGCATTCTGAACCTTGGACATTGCATGATCTACGGCGAACGCTTGCAACGCATATGAATAATATGGGTATCGCTCCGCACGTTGTTGAACAGTTGCTGGGCCATTCAATGCCGGGAGTTATGGCGATTTATAACCGTAGTCTGTACTTGCCGGAGAAGCTGGACGCGCTGAACAAGTGGTATGACCGCTTAGAACTTCTTGCGGGTAATCATCAAAATGTTGTTCTGTTACCTGTAGCGAATAGAGATTAAACTGATATTGCGGGTCTAGGTCGGCCAACCGAAAAGCGGGAAACCCTACCCGCCTGGCTCGCAAGTTATTAGGGGCGTTGAGGGTGACGATATGTTAATTAACAAGAAAAGCGATTTGCCGGAGTATTTCGATATAGGGAAATATAAAACTTTTGAATCATTAGATGATAGAGAGTTTTTTAATCAGTTATTAATGCGTCATTATATGGTCGCAGACTATGAGAAATGGATAGATGAAGATGATTTAAAAATAATAATGTCTAATCCAGTAGCTGACAGAAAATATAGCGAGGATGCTTTTGCTGGTGTTGATTGCGTGCAATCCGATATGCAGGAAGATAACTCAAATGCAGGTAAACGGCTTGGTTCGTCAATGCTGATTGAGCCTTTACAGCGTCACGATATATTCAAAATAATGCACTCTAAAAAAGTAGTTGATGAATATGATGATGCTGATACTTTGGGGTTGCTGGACTGTATTAATCTGATTGATAACTTCGGGGATGATTTCTTTGTTAAATTGGATTTACGTTATCCTGATGAATTTTTAATTGAAGACTTATCATCTTTGCTTTCATCATGGCGAAATTCCTTAAATATTCCAGACCCAAATAATGAACTATCAATAAATTCTTGGGAAGTAGCCAGAAGGAAGATAATAAGTTATGGAATCTTCCCCTATGCTGACCTGTTCTGCTGGCAAAAAATTACAGGAAACAGGATAAGCAGTAGTGTAATTGCCGGTTCGATTTTCCCTGATCTATCAGTCGGAGAAAAAAAACTCTGTGAAACTATTCGGCCTTTTTTCGAAAAAAATCTTGCAAATTTTTCGTTGGAAAAGTTTGAGAGAGAAATCCGGGAGAGGTTGATTGAGCAAAAAAATAGGCGTAGGAAATGATTTTTTTTCTTCTGTATCAGTAAGATGATGTAGATATCAATATTCCTCCACAACACAAGAACAGTTAGGAAAGTGTCCTTCTGAATGTGTGAAGTGGAGGAAGCATGTCAAATACTCTTTTTACCCCGCCAACACCTGAACAACGCCGCACCATTCTCGCAGAATATGGCATTAAGTTTGATCGCCGTATTCGTGAAAGTGAATGCTTCGAAATAACCAGCCTTTCCCGTTCCACCCGCTGGTATATGGAGAACGAAGGTAAATTCCCGCCACGCTGCCACTTTGGCCGTAATAGTTGCGCATGGCTTCTGTCAGATGTTCTTTGGTGGGTTCGCAATCCACCTGCTGTTGAGAACGTCAATACCCCTTACAACCGTAAACCTGCGTAGGGGGCGCTATGCAAAAATTAAATGAGCTGGTTCCGGTTAACCCCGGAAATATTGGCGGCGTGACGGTATCGCTGGTCAGTGCAAAAAAACTCCATGCGTTTCTCGGCGTTGGGCGTGATTTCACCAACTGGATTAAAGGGCGTATTAGCCAGTACGGCTTCACTACTGGAGTCGATTACATCATTGTTGAAAGTTTGAGCACGCCAAAACGGGCGAGCGCAAAATCTCGGCAGCAGATGGAACATGACTACCTGATCACTATTGATATGGGTAAAGAGCTGGCAATGGTTGAGCGCAACGAAAAAGGGCGGGAGGTACGCCGCTACTTCATCAACTGCGAACGCCAGGCAAAAGCCGCCGCTAATATCCCCCAGACGTTACCGGAAGCCCTGCGCCTTGCCGCTGATCTTGCCGAAAAGGCAAGCGAACTTGAAAACCGGCTGGTGGCCGCTGCGCCAAAAGTTGATTTTGCTGATCGCGTGGCAGAGATCAGTAAGGGGATTTCCATTCCAAACTATGCCAAAGCCGTAGGGCTTGGCCCCATCAAATTATTCGGCTGGATGAGGCAACAGGGGATTCTCATCAATGGCGGCCAGCGCCACAACCTGCCTATGCAGCGTTATATCGATAGCGGTTATTTTGCCGTTCGCCAGGGAACGTATGAAACGAATGGCGAGGTAAGAGCCTCATTCACAACGATGCTGACAGGGAAAGGTGAGCAGTGGTTAACGAAGAAACTGATCGCTGGTGGTGTATTGCCGGAGGTGCCGAATGCTGACGCTGAATAAAACAAAGGCAGCTTTGCAGAGCTGCCAATGTCACTACGAAAAGCCGAAACAGATTAAGCATACCAGGGTTAATGCTGGTGGTCAAAGAATGAGCCAGCGCAATTCTGCGCCCGCTGATTTTATTCAGGATTTTGGCTCTTCTTTTGCCTTTTGGCGCTGGCGGCGTTTGATTTCGCCTTTCGCAGCAGTGACAAGAAACCCTGCGGTACTTTCACCTTCATGTTTAAAAAGTTCGATATCTTCCATCACATCATGGGGGATTCGAACTGTGGTCATTTGTGACTTTGCATTCTTCGCACCTGTTGCCATTACTGAAACTCCTTATGTTAGGTGTATTTCAGTATACGCAAAAAAAATAAAAGAAAAAGGCTTGAAGTGTATTTCACTTTGGGCTAGTTTGAATATTAAAGGTGACATACACCTTTCAAGTGCGAAGCCCGGTAGTGCTAGGAACACTAACCGGGCCTCTGACCACAAACCGTTAAGTGAGGTAACAGTTATGGCTGACAATCAGTCTACCCAAACTCGCCCGGAATTTACATGGTTATTCCTGGCAACCCCAGATCACACTCCTGAATGCACCCCAGTAGTGCTTCGCTTTGATGCTGACACGGAAGCTAAAGCCCGCGCCGCTTTCCCCGGCTGGGATTTAGTTTTTGCCGCCAAAATCCGCGCTCAGGCTCCTTGCCGCGTTGCGTTCTTCGATTACACCACCCGCCGTGGCTGGGAGTTCGACAGTGCCGCGATTCAGGAGGTGCGCCATGCGTAAGGTAAAATGGTCGGAAATTGACATTGAAGAAGAACTGCGCCGCCTGGAAGCGTTGCTCTCAACATCGCTGTATATGAATTTTGATGATGAAACCGAGTACAGCGTTGCGATGGATCTGATCAGTATGTCGTTGTCCCGCATTCGTGAACTAAAAGCGGCAAGTGAGGTGACCCATGCGTGATATTTACCATCAGCTTGTTAAGAGCACTCCTGATTTTAAAAACTTCACTGATGAGGCTTTGGCTGAATCCAGCGATTTATATTCTGCTGGCGCATTTGCCATCAATAGTGCGCTCACACTGATCGGCAATCTGGCGTTTGATGCAACCAATGCAGAGGACTATTCCGATGAAGATGCCCGGCGTGATTTGATCCTTGTAAGCCATGCATTGCGTCACCTTCCCAGAATGGCGCAAGCACTCAATCAGAGTAGTGATGCTGCGGATTATGTGCGTACCCAGCGTAATAAAGCAGGGGAGCAATCATGATCAGTCACTTGAAATTTAACGAGCTTGAAAACCGAGTCGATTTGCTGGTTAACCGCGTTCTGGAGTTAGAGCAGCAGGTGCGCACACTCACCGAAAGCCAGGGGGGAGATATTCCTCCCGGTATGGCTCCGGTCGCCACGCTGGCGGCTGAGTTCGGCATATCGACGAAAAAAGCCGAAGAGCTGGCAAAAAACACGGGCGTGATGCTGGTCAGAATGAAAGCTGGTGGCTTTATCGCGCCGGATAACAAGTTCAGAGAGGTGGCGAGGCAGGTTCTGCGCAGCGCGAAGCGCAAATATGGATCGGCGTACTGGTATCACCCATTACTTGGCAAATTTCAGATGAGCGGAGGTATCCCGCAATGACCGATATTTTTGAAGTGATAGGCCCATTGTTCCGCAAACTGACCGAAACCTGTATTGCTCACCAGATAGCGGAAACCGGTTCGGCAACCTTGCTGGTGGAAAGCGATAAGTATATGGCCCGCTATCGCTTCACGCTGGAGCCGCGCGTAACTGAAAACGTATTGATGAAATATATGATTTTTGGCTGTTTTGAAGAATTCGGGCGCGATGAGGGGTTAAGGCGTTTGCGGGATATTCTGCTGACCTGCTTTACCGACGATGGCGATATTAACGAAATGGGGTTGCAGATAGTGAAAAGCTGCCACCTTGAATACCTGCATGAAGATTTGGAAGCGGATCTTTCCAATAAGGTGCTGCACTGATGAAGATGAAAAACGCCCCAAACATTAAGTGTCTGCCAAAGGACAAGTTTACTGAGGCGATTATTTTTGCGGGGGAAGATGCTTATTCACACGCGCAGCACTGGATCGAGAGCGAGGGGAAAAGGGCGGGGGATGATGTGCCGCCTGTTTATCTGGGCAAAAGGCAACTGGCAGAACTGGAACGATTAAACATCGTTGATAACGGCCGTCGCAGTGTTCGTGTGATCCGCGCTGGCGAGCTTTCCGAAATGCAGATAAGCACTATCGCAACCAAACTGGCGCTGGCGGATGTGAAAGAGGCCCGGCTGTTTAATGGCATGTTTGAGCCTCAGCCGAAGGAGAACTGGACGGATGTACTTCCACGGCTCAGGGAAGATGCCGAGCGTGGGGAAAGTATTGTGGTAAATCTGCCTGTGAAAAAAAGGGAGCCAAAGCCTGAACCGGGTGATGAACTGAAACCCCGCGTAGAGAGCCGTAACGATGGCCTGTACTGGATCACGCCAAAGGTGGATAAGGACAGCGGAGAAATAATCAATAACGAAACGTGGCTGTGTTCGCCGCTTGAGGTGGTGGGGTCCGGTAGTGACGGGGCCGAGCGCTATCTCGTTTTGCGCTGGCGTTCGCCACGTGGCCATGAAGATATTACCAGGGCGATCCCCTGTGCTGATATCGGTGAGCGTGACGGCTGGCGCTCTCTAAAGGCTGGTGGGGTGAATGTGACCACTAAAAGTACCTTCCGCGCGATTCTGGCCGACTGGTTGCAGCAAAGCGGCACTGATCGGGAATGGATTATCACCCATACCACTGGCTGGCATCATGGCGCATATATCATGCCTGATGGTGAAGTGATTGGTGATCCAGAAACCCCCATCCTCTTTAACGGTCGCAGCGCTGCATCTTCCGGGTATGCCATTGCTGGTACTGCTGCCACCTGGCGGGATTCCGTCGCCCGTCTGGCCGGTGGCAATCCGTCGATGATGCTGGGCGTGGCAGCGGCATTATCCGCGCCGCTTATTGGCCTGGTGGGTGCTGATGGTTTCGGCGTCCATTTGTTCGAGCAGTCGAGCGCCGGTAAGACCACTACCGCCAATATTGCGAGCAGCCTGTGGGGTGAGCCTGATGCGTTGCGGCTTACCTGGTACGGTACTGCGCTTGGCATAGCAAACGAAGCGGAGGCGCATAACGACAGCCTGTTACCGCTTGATGAGGTAGGACAGGGCAGCAGTGCCAAAGATGTTGCCACGTCTGCTTACACCCTGTTTAACGGTGCTGGAAAGTTGCAGGGAGCCAAAGAGGGCGGCAATCGGGAGCTTAAACGCTGGCGCACTGTGGCGATCAGCACCGGGGAAATGGATATTGAAACCTTCCTGGCTGCTGGTGGGCTGAAAGTGAAAGCGGGCCAACTGGTGCGCTTGCTCAACATCCCTATGGAGAAATCGACGGCCTTTAACGGTCTGCCAAACGGCAAGGCTCATGCTGACGCACTGAAAGAAGCCTGGATTGATAACCACGGGGCGGCGGGGCGTGAGTGGGTTAAATGGCTGGCGGCTAACCAGCAGGAGGCTAAACAGGCGGTGCGTGACGCGCAAACGCGCTGGCGCGGCCTCATCCCGGCGGATTACGGTGAGCAGGTACACCGCGTGGCCGAACGCTTTGCAATCCTCGAAGCCGCGCTGGTAACTGGTGCATCAATCACCGGATGGAGTGAACAGGCCAGCCGTGACGCTATCCAGCATAGCTTTAACGCCTGGGTGAAAGAGTTCGGCACGGGTAACAAAGAGCACCAGCAGATCATCGAGCAGTGCGAGGCGTTCCTGAATGCCTACGGTTTAAGCCGCTTTGCACCGTTGCCCTATGATCCGTCCAGTATGCCGATTCGCGATCTGGCCGGGTATCGAAAGCGCAAAAGCAGCCATGATGATGCGCCGCTGGTGTTCTATACGTTCCCCGCAACGTTTGAGAAGGAGATAGCTCAGGGCTTTAACGCCAGGCAGTTTGCCCGCGTGCTTGCCGCTGCTGGCTTGCTTTCTGAGCCGTCCAGCGGGCGTGGATACCAGCAGAAATCCCCGCGTATTGATGGGCGTCAGATCAACGTTTATGTGCTTCACCAGGTTGCGGAAGATGGAGAAGAATAAATTACACATGTGAGGGTTGTTAATGTTGGTTCAGTTGGTTCAGTGTCTATTGGTTATGTTCATATGGCTGTTTTATATGGGGTTAATGTCAAAAAAATGAACCAACACTGAACCAACAAATAGCGGTTTTGAACCAACAAACGGGCAGTTTGAACCAACATTTTAGAACCTCATGGACTGAACCAACATGAAAATACCCAATGTTGGTTCAAATCGGGGCTTTGTTGGTTCACTCAACGGAAAATAATCCTTATAAAACAATTACCTTTACAAATTGAACCAACTGAACTAACTGAACCAACATAGTTTTGTATATATACGTGAAAAATAAAGAGGTCATTAATGAAACTGATTGGCAAAGATAACGGGCATATGAGCGATCTTAAGTTTCTCTACAGCGCCGTTGATGAGCTTTCAAATAAAGATGAGATTACGGTGACGGATTTTCTGGCTCTGAGCGCTTTTGTCACTTCTGAAAAACTTGATCTGGAATCGTACCAGTCTGGGCTGGAAGAAGGGGGGCAAGAGCTGTCGAAAGATGCCAGCGCTTACCTCGATCTTCTACAGAGGATGGCGGCTGATTTGTCGTACCCAACCTCTGGCCTTGAGAACGCTATCCATAGCGCACAATCAACGGCAAGCTGGGCTTTCTATCAGTGGGGGCTGGATAAAGAATAATCATCCTGCCATGTAGGCTAGTGGCCTGGTTTTCCCAGGCCATATTTTAAAGCAGACCTAACAGCGCGGAAGCGCCAGCGCCAACGATACTGGCAACGGTGCTATTTTCCAGTAACTGTTTCAACATTGATTTGGCCTGTGGATCGCCAGATTTAGCTACTTTCTCGACAAGTTCAGTAATACTGATATTCACCAGCATATGATTACTTTCACCTATTTGAACTTGCTCACCACTGACGGAGCCAATATTAAAAGTATTCATACTCTTTGCTGTCCTGTGTGCGTTGGAAGAAAGATTCTCTACGGATAACGTAAGTAAGTGAGGATGCGTTGTACCCACGTTCAGCGTTCCATTCTTTGATATTGAAAGATCGACAACTTTAAGGCTTAACTCACGGCTTCCAATCTTCTGAATCAGAATATCGCCCAATTCAATTTGCGGTTCGTCAGTAAACGGGATATCTACCTGATTTTTTCCTGTGTTCCGGCTTCCTTTAAACTCCTCGCCGGAAATTAAAAAAATATCCGGGTATGCCATATCATCAAAATCGAAGTCCATAAAATCCCCCAGAAGTGGTTTTTTTCCCGTTCATATTATCAAACTTTGTAAATTATTTGTTCTCCTGTTTTCGCTGCTGTTTGCGACAACATAGAGCTGTTTACTCATTGATTATTATGTATATCTTGAAGAGTGGCACTCAGACGTGAGCCGCCACTGTCCACCTGGTTTTTCCCGTTCTGCGACGGTTTCCTTTCCAGGTGGACATCCCTCCAAGCGCAGGTTTCACGTCTCAACATTAATTGTTACGGAAACCACTCCATGAAGAAATTACTTGAATTACGCCAGCAGAAAACCGCACTCAAAACCCAGATGCGTTCCATGCTGGAAAAAGCTGACAGCGAAAAGCGAAGCCTGAACGATGAAGAGGGAAAGCAGTTCGACGAACTCCGCGCCCAGGCTGATGCGCTTGAAGTTGAAATTACCCGCCTTGAGGCCGTCGCCGACGATCAGCGCAATTTGCCTGGTACTTCTGTTGAAGGTAAAGGTGTAAGCAACGATGAGCTGCGCCACTACATCATGACCGGCGATACCCGCTCTCTCTCCACGTTAGTGCAGGCTGACGGCGGCTATACCGTTATCCCTGAGCTGGACAAAGAGATCATGCGCCAGTTGCAGGATGACAGCGTTATGCGCTCCATCGCCACGGTGAAGACCACCAAAACCAACGAATACCAGAAGCTGGTGTCAGTGGGCGGCACTACCGTTAAGCGCGGCACCGAAGGCGAAGCGCGTACCGAAACCAGCACACCGAAGATGGAGCGCGTTGATATCAAACTCAACCCGATCTACGCCTACCCGAAAACCACTCAGGAGATTCTCGACTTCTCCGAGGTGGATATTCTGGGCTGGCTGTCTTCTGAAATCTCCGACACCTTCAGCGCGACCGAAGAAAATGATTTTGTTAACGGTGATGGTACGAAGAAATCAAAAGGCTTCCTGGCTTATGCCCGCGCGGCCACCAGCGATAAAACCCGTCCATTCGGTACGCTGGAGAAAATGGAAACAGCCGCTGTCACCTCTGATGGTCTGATCGACCTGCTGTATAAGCTGAAAGCCAAATACCGCAAAAACGCCGTATGGGTGATGAACTCCAACACCGCTGCCACGTTGCAAAAGCTGAAAAACGGTAACGGGGATTACATCTGGCGTGATCGTCTGGTTGCTGGTTCTCCTGATACGTTGCTTGGCCGTCCTGTTCAGTATCTGGAAACCATGCCGGATGCGACTGCGGGTGAAGCATTCCTTGCTGTGGGCGACTTCAAACGCGGTTACTTCATCGTGGATCACACCACTGGCGTGCGTACCCGCCCCGACAACATCACCGAACCGGGATTCTACAAGGTGCATACCGATAAATACCTGGGCGGCGGTGTGGTGGACTCCAACGCCATTAAGGTGCTTGAGCTTTCCGGCTCTGGTTCCTGATCTGACGTTTAAGGGGCTGCGGCCCCTTTTTGCCCTCTGTGGAGTCCAGTAATGAAAACAATCGATTTTGAAATCCGCACCTCCGATCTGAGCGCCAGTAACAAAAAGCTGGTGGGCTATGCCGTGCGCTGGAACAGCCTGTCAGAAATTATCTGGGACGAATTCCGCGAGCAGTTTGCGCCGGGAGCGTTTAAGGACAGCCTGGCATCCGGTAGCGATGTGCGTGCGCTGTATGAGCATAACTATACCCAGCTTCTGGGCCGTACCAAATCCGGCACGCTGGTGCTGTCCGAAGATGACACCGGGCTGCGCTTCGAACTGACCCCGCCGAATACCCAGCTTGGCAATGATGTGCTGGAGCTGGTGGAACGCGGGGATATTTCCGGTATGAGCTTTGGTTTCCGGGCGCTGAAAGAGGCGTGGGATATCGGTCAGTCTCCATATCTGCGCACCGTGACCGCTGCCGAACTGCGGGAAATCACCGTTACCTCTATGCCTGCTTATCCTGAGTCCGGCGTGGAAATCGCGCACCGTTCGCTTTTCTCCCAACATCCTGAACTGCGCCGCGCTGGCGATAACCGCCGCCGCTGGGCTGAATTAGCGGGGCTGTGATATGTGGAAAATCTGGCCGTTTGGCCGTAAGTCTGAACCCTCTGAACAGCGAAGCATGGGCAGCATGACCATTGATGAGTTTCTGGCGATGGCAGGGATTCCAAATACCGGATCAGGCGAATATGTGTCTGCGGGTACTGCGGAATCTCTGCCTGCGGTGATGAATGCCGTGTCAGTTATCAGTGAGGCGGTGGCAACAATGCCCTGCTATCTCTACCGCGTCCGTAATGATAACGGGCGTGAGGCGCGGGAATGGCTGAGTAATCACCCGGTAGATTTTCTCCTGAACGAGCAGCCGAACGACTGCCAGACGCCTTACCAGTTTAAGCGCACGATGATGCGTCACTGTCTGCTGAACGGGAACGCCTATGCGGTGATCCAGTGGGGGCGCGACGGTCAGCCGCAATCCCTGCATCCGTATGCGCCGGGGGCGGTTGTTCCTGAGCGTATCGGCCAGCATAAGTACAAATACACCATTACTGAGCCGTTTACCGGGGCTGTGCGCACTTACCTCCAGGAAGAGATTTTGCATCTTCGCTATGCCACCGATGATGGTTTTCTGGGGCGCTCTCCAATTTCCATCTGCCGCGAGGCGCTGGGGTTAGGTCTGGCTCAGCAGCGCCACGGTGCCAGCGTTATGAAAGATGGCATGATGGCGGCGGGAGTCATAACCACAAATGAGTATCTCGACAGCGTGAAGGGCAAGCAGGCTATGGATGCGCTGGATCGGTACAAAGGCGCTAAAAATGCTGGGAAAGTGCCGATCCTTGAAGGTGGGATGGACTACAAGCAGCTTGGTATGAGCAACCAGGATGCCGAATGGCTGGCCTCTCGCCGCTTCACCATCGAAGACATTGCCCGCATGTTCAACGTGTCGCCTATTTTCCTCCAGGAATACAGCAACAGCACCTACAGCAACTTTAGCGAAGCGAGCCGCGCCTTTCTCACCATGACCATGCGCCCGTGGCTGGCGAACTTCGAACAACAAATCAAATCTGCGCTGCTGGTGGCCTCCCCGGTTCCGGGAAGCCGCTATCAGGTGGAGTTTGACTCTGCTGACCTTCTCCGCGCCACGCCAACCGAGCGTTACGCCACTTATGAGCGAGGCATCAAGAACGGGATCATGAACCCGAACGAAGCCCGTGAGCGTGAGGGGATGCCGCCGCGTGACGGTGGTGATGAGTTTAGCCAGGCATGGAAGCAGGAAGTGAAGATCAGTAAGGACGGCAAGGAAGGTGACGCATGAGAGCCGGGGGACTGAGAAACCGGCTAACAATCCGGGTATTCACTACTCACAGAGATCCATCTGGTCAGGTTATTCAGACCTGGGAAGACGGGGAAACTATCTGGGCTGAGGTTAAGGGGATCAGCGGTCGTGAACTGGTAGCGGCTGGTGCTGAGGTTGCCGAAGCAACGATCCGCGTCTGGGTGCGATTCCGCCGCGATATTACCGCCGCCAACCGCCTTAAGGTGCTGACTGGCCCGTTTGCCGGGGCGACGCTCAACATTATCGGGCCGCCCATACCGGACTCAGGTATGACGCGCCTTGAGATTCTCTGCAAACAGGGGACCGAGAAATGACTACTGAAATCACCCTGACTGAAGCAAAGCTGCATTGTCGTGTTGATGGCTCTGAGGAGGATGCGCTGATTCAGGCGTACATCGATGCGGCGCTGGAGGTCTGCCAGAAGCATATCGGCAAGCGGTTTGATAACGGGCTGGAGTTCACCCCGGCTATCAAGATTGGTTGCCTGATGTACGTCTCTCAGCTGTACGAGTACCGCACGATGATTGCCGATGCTGAGGCGAAAGAGGTTCCGCTGGCTATCTCTGCGCTGTGGTCTGTCTATCGTGATGTTGGGGTGTACTGATGCCATGGCAGCCAATGCGCCGGTGCACCGAACCGGGATGTAATAAGCGGGTAAGGTCCGGCAAGTGTGACGAGCACAGGCGGGAAGCGTGGCGGGAGCAGGATGCCAGACGCGGCCACCGTCGCGCCCGTGGTTATTCAGCCTCATGGGAGAAGTACCGCGCTCAGTATCTGAAACGTCACCCCCTTTGTATTGAGTGCCAGAAGCTGGGCCTCTACGTTCCTGCAAAGATTGTCGATCACATCATCCCTATCAATGGGGGTGATGATGTTCTGTTCTGGCCGGAGTGGAACCACCAGCCGCTATGCCAGACACATCATAACCAGAAGACCACGCAGCAAGACCCCATCACCAAAGCGAACCGCAAGGCAGGGCTCTACATCGAGCAGGAAGAGCGGGCAGCACAACGTAATAACTGGATGTATGAGGCCCGTGATGAATGAGAAAGATGTGGTGAATCTGTATCAGTCGCTGGCCCGCTGCCGTGATGGCTACATGCAGGCCCGCACCAGACGCAATGAGCGCCAGCCAGTGAAGCGCATGAGTGAGCGTGAGCGGGAGGTGATGGAATGCTTCCGCAACCGCTGACAGGCCGCATAGACGGGGTGGGGGAGATTTTCAGGACAAAACCCCAGCCGCAAGGCACCACCCGCCCCCTCAAATTTTTATGCTCGGTGATTTTTTTGAAAATAAAACGAAAAGGAAAACAGTGATTTATGCCAAGACCACCAAAACCGCCCGCTTACCTTGATGAAATCGCGGCGCAGCAGTGGAAAGCAAAGGCGAAGCAACTGGCGGAACGTGGTGATCTGACGCCTGCCGACTGGAACAACCTTGAGCTTTATTGCGTCAACTATTCGATGTACCGCAAAGCTGTGGAGGACCTTGCCACGCGGGGCTTCAGCATTGTGAACAGCCAGGGCGGCGAGAGCCGGAACCCGGCACTGAGCGCAAAGGCTGATGCCGAAAAAATTCTCATAAAAATGTCGTCGTTGCTGGGCTTTGATCCGGTAAGTCGTCGCCGTAACCCGCCTGAAACAGAAGAGGAAGACGAACTTGACCGCATGGAATGATTACGCAATCGCCATAAAATCTGGCGAAATTCCGGCCTGTAAGCGGGTAAAACAGGCCGTTGAAAGGTACTTTTCAGACCTGAATGACCCACGTTATGAGTTTGATACAGCGACCGTAGAGCGGTTTATTGCGTTCTCCCGTCTTTGCCCTCACGTCAAAGGCCCGTTGCGCGGTCAGCCTATCGAGCTTGAGCCGTGGCAGCAGTTCGCCTTTGCTAATCTGCTGGGATTTAAAGTCAGGGAGTCAGGTCGCCGGAAGTACAGCAGTGCTTTTATCGAAGTACCGCGCAAAAACGCCAAATCCACAGTAGCCGCCATGCTGGCTAACTGGTTTCTGGTAATGGAGAAGGGCCAGCAGGATATCTACACGGCGGCGGTAAGCCGGGATCAGGCCCGAATCGTGTTCGACGATGCCCGCCAGATGTGTCTGCTGTCAAAACCGCTGAAAAAGCGCGTCAATATCCAGGCGCATAAGGTCATTTTCCCGAAGAGCAACAGCCTGTTAAAGCCGCTGGCGGCGAAAGCGGCCACCATTGAGGGGACTAACCCCAGCCTGGCAATTGTCGATGAATACCACCTTCACCCGGATAACGGCGTTTATTCCGCGCTTGAGCTGGGTATGGGCGCACGTCCTGAGGCGATTTTGTTCGCCATCACGACAGCCGGGAGTAACGTTGTATCCGCCTGTAAGCAGCATTATGACTACTGCTGCCAGATTCTGGCCGGGGAAGAGAGCAACGATTCGCTGTTTGTCCTGATCTACGAGCTGGACGACGAAAGCGAGGTTGAACAGCCTGAAATGTGGATCAAGGCTAACCCTAACCTGAATGTGTCCGTTGACGCGGCGAAACTGGAATCCACCATCCGGAAAGCGCGGGGCATACCGTCGCAGTGGGTGGAAATGCTGACCAAACGTTTCAATATCTGGTGTCAGGGCTCCACGCCGTGGATGGGGGCCGGCGCATGGGATGCCTGTGCGCTCGACTATACCGAAGACGATTTGGCCGGAAGGGAGTGCTACGCCGGATTTGACCTGTCATCAACCAGTGACATTACCAGCGTGAGTTACGTTTTCCCGTTCGACAGAGAGATTCGACTTCTGACCCGTCATTATCTGCCGGAAGCGCAGCTAAATAACGTCGCCAACAAAAACCGCGCTATCTATTGCCAGTGGGTGAAAGCGGGCTGGATACGCACCACACCAGGCGACTGTATCGACTATGACCGCATCCGGGACGATATTTTGCGCGATGCTGAAATATTCAATATCCGGCTGGTGGGCTTTGATACATGGAACGCCACACATTTGCGTACCCAGTTACAGGGGGCGGGACTCGATGTTGAGCCATTCCCGCAAACTTATCTCAGGTTCAGTCCGGTAGCGAAATCCTTTGAGGTGTTCGTTAACCGTAAGGTAGTGCGCCACCGTGGCGATCCGGTTCTGTCCTGGGCGATTGGTAACGTGGTGATGGAGTCTGACGCCAACGCCAACATCAAGCCCAACAAGAAGAAATCCTCCAACAAGATTGATCCTGCGGTATCCGCGCTGATGGCGTTCGGCACCTTCCAGGCTGAGCATGAGGATTTTGCATTCGATATGAGCGATAGCCATAAGCAGCGACTTGCCGAATTTACCGGGATTTGAATATGCTTAAACACAAGAAAATTGAGTCTGTGATCGACGAAATGTCGCGTCAATTGGGCCATGAACTTAACGGGCAGGATAAGCTGGTAATCCGCACTAAAACAGCTATGGTGTTGGCCGCTAAACAACGGCACCGCCAGCGCATGGAAGCGCCACCCTATCAGTGGCGAAAGCCAGATAAATTAAGGCGTTGA